CATCCCTTGCATCTTCATAACATCAGTATTAGATGTTGGGTCAAATACTCTAGCAAATTCTCGAGCATTCATATCTTCAGATACTCCTGATGATAAATACTCTTCATACTCATCACTGCCATCCATAGGCGATGGTACAAATTTATCTTGTCCGCCCTGCCAAGCCGAAGACATCTTACCCATAAATCCACTTAATGGTGAATTATATTGAGGATTTGGAGCCTTTTCATTATTGTATAATGAAGAGTCCGGTATCATTCTTTGTAGTAAGGGTTTATACCCAGTATTATCATCAGCCATTTTTATCTTCTTTCTTCATTAGTTTTATAAACATATCTTTCATTGTATTTACAGAAGCTAAAGTCTTCTTTACTTCGTCTTTTGCTATTCTGTTTGTGTCTATGAGCTTTACTATAATTTCGTATAGCCCCTTTAAGTCTTTCGCAACATCTTTCGTTATGAACTTTATCAGATACATGCAGCCCCACCCAAGGCCGACTGCTACCGCTACTGGAATCCCCAGCGTCTCTATTATCTGTATTATGTCCATAATCCTCCATTATATGCTCGTGCACCACTCCACAGTAGTGTGGGCAGTGATATCCGCCCATGGGACTTCTATCCAGGTAATCTCCGACTGCACCAAGTGCAATAAATAACACCCCGAATAAACCATCTGCTAAGCTTTCAGCTCCTGACCCCATAACGATGCTTTCCCATCTACGATTCTAACTAAACTAACCGTAAAAGCACCACCTGCATAATAATCTACTATAGCAAAGGCATGAGCCCAATCTATAGGACGCCCTTTAAGCCACTTATTTTTCTCTTTGGACATATCCTTCAAGCAACCAATACTCCAGGCTTCTAGGGGCCCTGACATGCTTGTAGCACCCATCATCTGAATGCCATGCCAATGGCCATACATCACAGATGTACCAAGCCTTCTTAAATGGTTAGCTGTATGATATTGTCCTCCAAAATGATGACCATGATAATAGTGCATTTTGCCTATTTTCAAATAATCCCCAGCTTTATGATATTTATAACCTCTATCCTTTAAGGATAAAGCCTTATCAAATTTATACTGAGGTAGATATGGATGCTCTTCAACAAACATATCAAGCCATTCATCATGATTACCTTGAATCATATGCTTAATCTGCACATTAGCTTTATCAAGGCTTTCATCTATAGTGTCAAGAAGCGCGATACCAGCTTCAACATCCTTATCCACTCGTGGAATGATGTATTCTAAAGGTGGTTTCTTTTTACGTTTCCACTGCCAATGGGATACACTTCCCCATTCTCCAAAATCCCCTAGGTCAATATAACCATCAGGTTGTATGATTTCAATAGCCTTCTTTAACACCTTAATAGCTTTTTTATCCTCGAAAGGTGCATGCTTATCTGGTGTTACAATAAAGCGTTTGGTTACGCCTTTATCCATATTAACTCCTAGTTTGGGAGCTCTGGGTCTTCTGGTTCTTCCCAATCATTTGGATTAGTCCACAATCCATCGATTTTGGTAAACTGCTGTTCAACCCAGTCTCGTGTATATTTTAAGTGTAATGTGCCACATGCTACGCACTCATAAAACAAAGGCTTGGTAGATATTCCAACAAGCTCTAATGTCTCAAACTTCTTGCACTCACAGTGTGTACATTTTTTAGGACATTTCCTAAATACGGTGTCCTCAACTACACCTAATGCTTCAAGCACTTGTCCAGGATTGCCAAGCGCTTGAGTTAACTCAAAAATAGTAGCTACTCTATTATCCACTATTTTATTAAAACTTTTTTAACTTTAGCCCATAAAGCATCATCAAGCTTATTCTTAGAAGACTTTACTAAATAGTCCCCTAAAATAGACAATAATTGCTTTAGGATTTTTTCAGTTAAAAAGGTTTTGGTAATCCATGCTAATAATGCTGGCATCACTTCTCCTTGTTTTTTGTTAATTCAGTTTGAATTTTAATAAGTAAATATACTATAGTTACTAGTCCAACAGCAACAGATACTATATCTGGCAATATACCAAGGCCTGTTAGGGCGCTCCCAGTTATTCCGACTACAGATGTTTTTAATGAATCTTCCATCACTCGCTATCCTCGCGTAACTGATTTAATACTTCTAAAGCACCTTCAGCCTTAATAGCCATTGTCTTAAAATATTCAGTCTTTTCACGATACTCCTTCAATTGTACAGTCAATGACTCAATAGACGACTCAATCGTAGGCTTATCTGCTTCTTTCTTTAACTCTTCGTACTTTGCATCTTTTACTTTAGACATTTAAGTCTCCTGTTTATATATTGCCTGTTAAAGCATTATTCCAATCAAGCTCTATTGAAACTACCATAGTTATTTGGTCCGTAACACTATCGGTAACATCTACTGAATTTGTCAATGAAATTCCCATTAAGTCACCTTTATTAAAAGAACAGGTAGAGTCTGTAAAATCAACAAATATACCTCTACCTTGAGCTTGCAATACTCCATTAGCTTTAGATACAGTTTCTAATACAGTCCAATTCCCTTTTGTATCATATGCACCAGTATTCGTAGAGCCGTCAGGACGGAATCTATAGCATTTCCATGATTGCGTATTAGATGAATCATTTGGATTCCAGTCATTTGCTATAAAATAAACATGCTTTAAGACTCCATTGCATGGAAATACATAATTGTGCCCATAATTCATTTCGGCTGACATAGTAGCATATCCTTGCAGTGAAATAAACATTTCAGATGTATTGATGTCTCCTGCCATATAAGAAGGGATGTTAACTTGTTGTTTAGCTATTAATGACCCTGGTATAGTTACCACTCCCGCTTTAGTAATATTCATTAAATCGTAACTAGCACTTGCCGATGGAGTAACAGCACCATTAGTCGCAGCATAAGACAATTTGAATGTATCAGAACTACCATCAACACCTAAAGACCATTTTTCATCAGGGTCGTCTTCCATTGAATGCATAAATGAGCAATATACATCGGCATTATTACTAACTGTAATTAACCCAAGGTTAGCAGAACTATCATCATCCCCAGACTGATTCCATGCCAGTAGTGAAACCCCTCCCCCTGAATTTGAGTACATTGATGATAGATTAGCCGCTACAGTGGTAGTGCCACTTATATTTAAAGTACCAGTCCAGTTAGACCCGGTTACATTGCCTGCTAAATTCCCAGTTACATTCCCAGTTAGATTGCCAGCAAAAGTTGTTGCTGTTACTGTCCCAGAAACCTGAAGCGCTGTTGAAGGAGTTCCAGTTCCAATGCCGATATTTCCAGAAGAGCGAATTGCCATCCTCTGGGCAAGAGCCCCATCATCAGCAGTAGTATAAAATGCAAGCTCCCCAGGCATATCTGCATCACTTCCATCAGGAGTTCCATCAACCCTTCCTCTAATAAGAGCCATATTATCGTAACCAGGTTCACCGCTCTTAGAATTATTATATCCTTGCCAAACTAAATCACCTACAATCTGATTGTCAACCAAGTCACCATTACTATCTTGTGACCTAAAAATAAGATTCCCACCAGAATTAGAATCACTATCTACATTTTCTAGATATATATTAGGTGCATTGTCTGTATCATCATATATATGCAGATTTGTAGATGGCGTTATAGTTCCAATACCGACTTTGCCAGAAGAACCTTCAAGAAAAAGTCCATGTCCAGTATCAGGCTTAACCTGAAAATCAACATCAATAGCGTTTTGATTTATAACTATATTTCCACCAGCAATTCCATTTAGTGAAAGTCTATTACTCGCACATTCAACAGTTCCTACATCTGTTCCGTTATGGTCAAATGTAATATAGTCACCAGTATCAGTACGCTTAATTTCAAGGGGAGAGGCTGGTGTGGTAGTCCCTATACCAACGTCTCCTGTTATAGCTACATCCCCATATGTATTAGTGCTACTCTGAGCAACACTTTCTCTATTCCAAGTTGCCATATATTATCCTAAAATTCGTGTGGTGTTATTTGACCAGTAGTAATATTTTGTGAACGTACATATTTCTTAGCACGCTTAACCCCTTGGTCATACATTTGAGTGAAATTAGCTGCGTTATTCATCTCCATATTACGTGGGTCTAAATAACCATATGCGATAGCCTTAAATACTATTGCTTCATGAAATTGCGATGGGATATTAGTAAAAGCCGCATCACCTAAGGTTGCACTAAGGTCGGCATCTACTGATATTGCAAAAATCCTTAATGTCTTAGCCTCTGATATTGATTTATACTGACTAATAACTCCATCAGTAGTAGTCGTAGTTCCATCTTTTTCTACAACACCTATATGTTTATTCTCTGTATACCAGAATCTTTCTTTATCAACAGCCATTACGACTCCGTTCCTGTAGTATCATTAATAGGTAAATTTCCAGTAAGCCTTGGTATAACTACATCATTTAAAGTAACTTTTTTAATTTTCAATATATTAGCATCAAGTCCATAATGCCTTTGGTCTACTGCAGTTGACACAGTCCATGTATCTTCTACAACTTCGCTTTCCATGCAAAAGTTATCTTTAGCTCTATTTAAAAGCCTAATAATCTCTTTCATGCCCATATAAGGGTGATGTTGCTGAACTAGTTCTATCATCTCTTGCTTGCTCATTTAAGCTCCTTCTGGTGCCATATTGGCCCCTGCAGCATTTAATGCTGATGCATATAAACCTTGTAATAATTGTGCTTGATTATTAAGCATTTGTAACATCTCTGAATCTTCATCATCTTGCACAGCATCACTAATAAGCTTTACTAAGATGTTAATGCAAGTCTTGTATATAACTGCTTGATATGCGTTTTCAGGAAGTCCTGTTAATTGAGTGCCATCTGTAGATGCAGCACTTAAATCGCGACTAAGATTTGCATCATAACATAATACTTTCACGCCAGTAGCATTAGGAAGAACCTGTATTGTACTTGCACGCTGTGTATCATTAGCTTCATTATTCTCTACAAAATATGCTGGATAATTTGCTTCATTAGTACTAATATGATATAAAGAGTTAGAGTCACTTGCTTTATAGTATTCAGTTGCATCAAGCTCTCTACATATTCTGTCAACACCACTATTAGTACGCTTAACTTGCAATATCCTACGAGGATTAATCGCGGTAAGTGTTGTAGTATGTGTAGCCACAGGAAGCAATACCTCTAAAGGTAATGCTGCTGCAACTTCATTGCATGCTGAAGAAAAAGATATATCCCCAGTAGAATTAGAATACTGCAAGCTTCCTGCAGTACCAGAAGTAGAAGCAACATTTAATAACTCATTTACATTATCTGCTATATCTGCCATTACTTCTTACCTTTCTTATCAGTATTCTTTTTACGCCTATTATCAGGCTTACTGCCGGACCAAGGTTGTCCCACCTTATTAGATGTAACAGTCTTACTCACCTGTAAAAGTCCCACTTGCAGACAAAGTCTGAGCCTCAGCTTTGGTTAATATACTATTGTTAGGATAACTCTGTGAAGCCCCTAAAGCTATGATAGCGGACATTTCTCCTGTAAGTAGGGAGAATGCACCTTTCACAATAATATAGGCTCCATCGTGCGATTCTCGTGGTACGCCTAATTTGCCTTTAAATGCTGCCTCTTTCCAAGTAGGTGTATAAACTGTAGAGCTTTCTACTTCACCATCCTCATCATAGGTGTAATTAGTCCATCCTAATTGTGATTGCAACTCAGAGGGTATTGCACTCTCATAGGTTGCTTTATTTAAACATATGTACATTTCATAAGCCATTAGTCTCTATGCCTTGCCTTTCCTGCTTTATAATTTCTTGCTATTTGGTTTGCTGTTAATGTTGTGGAATATACTGCTATATCATCCACATCCCCTGAGAAAGACCTACTTCCTTGTACTGAATCAGCACCTGTTTCCATATAGTAAGTAACATTGGTCATGCGAATCGTATCGCCAGTATCATCTTGAGTATCCTCAAGACTCCCATCAATATATAGTTTCCCAACCCCACTATCAAAAGTAAAAGCAATATGATGCCATTCATCATCAAAACAGTTTGTAGTACTGTCTAAATTATTTTGATTACCTCCTGATGTTAAGTAGTAAAGACCAGAAACTGTACCTGCAGTGCCATTTCTACAAAGTAGGATATTATTTGAAGCTCTACTACCAAAAAATGTAGCATAGCCCTCTGAAGCTCCTGTTCCACCAAAGCTCCTAAACCAGCACTCTACTGATGCATTAGATACAGGGGTAGATAGTAATTGTGTTCCATGGCCAAACCTTGTATAGCTGCCAGCTATAGCACCAGTATGTTGAACGCCACTAGTGCTAGTCCTATTCATCAAGAACCCTTGAGTATCTCTACCATTTTGTCCTTTAGGTAAGATTAACTGTTCTGTTACGCTTGTTGCAGTACCATTATTACTATTAGTAGATAGGTCTGTCCAAGTACCTGCACCTCTATTTCTCCAATATCCTGATAGATTAGCCACACTAGAATGAGTGAGAGCATCTAATGCTTCTCCATCATTGTATAGCTCTTGGACTTTAGCAGCAGTAAGTGCCTCTGCCTTCCATAAGGATATTTCTGTAAGAGTTCCTTCAAATGGGTATGCAGTCCCTGCTGAAGATTGACCAAATGCAAGACTATTAGAATTATCTAAGTCCTCAGTATCACTAGATATATCAATCGTTGCAATTAATACACTATTTTTATAGACATTAAGATTTCCACTTCTATCATAAGAAGACACTAAATGATGCCATTTACTATCAGCTATATTATTAGATATTGTTGTTAAACTTCCATGTAAACCTACTTTTAAGTTTCCACTACTTATATACATGGTATATCCAGTAGCATGGTTTCTGTCAAATATCTTTTGGACTCCAGAGTCCGAAGTAGCATTAACCCACAATGAAATACTAAAATCTCCAGTCCCTACATCTAATGCAGAATTATTAGATACTACTACTTTGCTATCAATTCCATTGAGCATTCCTAATTGATTATATGATTGGAATCCAAGTTGTGGTATTGTTGGTTGAGCATCTGCATCTGTCCAGCCTGTAGCAAAGCCTGTTTCTTTAAATGATACTTCATCAAACCAAACAGAGCTTGCAGCTGTATCTGTTAATAATCTAATCCTTACATCACCATTTGCATCTGCAGTAAATGTATAAGTTTTTTGAGCCCAGCTTGCTGCAGTCTGACCTATATCTGCTTCAGCTATATAATCTCCACCTGTGGTTTTATGAACTCTTATATGTCCACTCTTTGAGCCATCGCCTCTTACATAAAATGTCAATGTATAATTTCTACCACTTACAACAGTAGCATCTTGATAAACATATGATTGACCTCCATCATAAGTCATTTTACAAGCATATGTGCCAGCCTGTGGGCTAACATCAGTATCTGCTTCTACTGTAGAGCTTCCACCAAGAGCTACAGTCCAGTTATCAAATAAATCAGTAACAGTACCAACTGTGTTCCCAGATTCTCCACTCTTTAATGTTTCAAAACCTGTATTAGAAAGAATCTCATCCCCATGGAATGTAGAAGTGCCATGATTTTTGTCGTTGATAGGAAGGATAGAGAGATTATCAAAAGTACCTACAAATGCTAAACCGCCCTGATTAATATATATATTTGTATTCGTCTTTGCTGTAAAGTAAGTAGAGTATGAGCCAATACCGCTATTTGACTCT